ACTTACAAGAAAATTAGAGCAATACGAGAATATGGAAGCCTTAGAGATATATCAAAGAGTAAAGGAGTGATAATATGGCTAAAAAAGCAGATCTTGAGAAAAAAGAAACTTTAAAGATATCAAAGTTTACTAAAGAACAACTAGTAAACGCTAAGAAGTATTCAAACAGAAAAGATTTATTAAATGCTTTATTGCAGGAAGATAAGCTATATTCATTTGATGAAACAGACGAGTTAATAAATAAATTTGAAAATAAGAAGGTGATTTAATGGGCTTAGGTGGAGGAACATTTTTAAAGCAAGATAAAAAGTTACCTGGCGCATATGTAAACTTTGTAAGTGCAAGTCGTAACCCTTCTATGCTATCCGAAAGAGGTATTGCAGCAATGCCAGTATTCTTAGATTGGGGTAAAGAGGGCGAAGTATTTGAGGTTAAAACTGAGACATTACAGAAAGAATCCTTTAATATCTTTGGATATAACTTAGAACATGAGAGTTTAAAAGGTCTAAGAGAATTGCTTATGAATGTAAAAACAGCATATTTATATAGATTAAACAAAGGCGAGAAGGCTAAAAATACAATAGCTATTGCAAAATATAGCGGTGTTAGAGGTAATGATATAAAGATTGTAGTCGCTACTAATGTTGATGATGAAACTAAATTCGATGTATCTACTTTAGTTGACAATGTAAAAGTTGATTTGCAAACAGTAGCTAATATAAGTGGGTTAGCGAGTAATAACTTTGTTGATTGGATTACTTATGCAACATTGGAGTTAACTGCTGGTATGCCTTTAACTGGTGGTACGAGCGGTGACAGTGCAACTGGTACAGAATATCAAGAGTTTTTAGATAAGATTGAATCATATTCTTTCAATACGCTTGGTTGTTTGTCATCAGAAAAGACGATACAAGACTTATTTATTACATTCACTAAAAGAATGAGAGACGAAATAGGTGCTAAATTCCAAACAGTAGTATACAAACGAAGTGATGCTGACTATGAAGGTGTAATATCTATAGAAAATAAGGTCACAGGCGATATAGAATCTTCTCTTGTTTATTGGGTTACTGGTATAACTGCAGGTTGTCCAATTAATAAGTCTAACACCAATCGTAAATATGTTGGTGAGTTTACAGTGGATGTAAATTATACTCAAACTCAACTATCTGATGCATTATCTGAAGGTAAATTTATGATGCACAATTCTAACGGTGATGTATATACACTTGAAGATATAAACTCTTTCAAATCTTATACAACTGATAAAGGTGAGGATTTTGGAAGTAACCAAACTATGAGGGTAATAGATCAAATCGCAATAGATATAGCTAGAATATTTAATATTCAGTATTTAGGTAAAATGCCTAATAATGATAGTGGTAGAGTGAGTTTCTGGAATGAAATAGTTAAACATCATCAAGAACTTGAGAAAATGCAAGCTATAGAAAACTTTAAAACAGACAATGTAACAGTTGCAAAAGGTGACGACAAGAAATCAATTGTTATAAATGATGAAATTACACCTATGAATGCAATGACTAAATTGTACATGAGTGTAATTATAAATTAGTAAAGGAGTGATAACATGGCTATATCAATGACGCCGCTTGAGGTAGAAGACATTCTAGCTGGAGCACAAGGCGAGTGTTTTGTAACTTTAGAAGGGAATAGATATCAATTTGCAAGTGTAAAAGAACTAGATACAAAAATGGAAAAATCTAAAACAGAAGTATTTGTATTAGGAAGAACAGGAGCTTTAAATAAACCGACTGGATGGAAGGGTACAGGAGAATGTACTATTTACTACAACCAATCGGTACTAAGAAAGCTTATGTACAGATATAAACAAACAGGAGAAGACATTTATTTTGATATGCAAGTATCTAATGATGATGCATCTACTAATCGTGGTAGACAAACGGTTATTTTAAAGAACTGTAATCTAGATGGAATGACTCTAGCTAAAATAGTCGCTGGGGAAGATCCATTAGAAGAAGATGTTAGCTTTACATTTGATGACTGGGAAATGCCAGAGGAATTTAGTATATCTAATAACACACTTTAATTGCACTTTTATTAAAAAAATAAGGGTGCTTTTTTAATGCTAAATAAAATAAAAATAACAGAATGGAGATTAATATATGAGTGATTTAACAGCTTTTTTAAGTCAGAATGCAATAAAAGTAGATAATGAAAAGATAGTAGTGTCTAAAAGGTTTGTTGGGAAAGATGGAAAACCAATGGAATGGGAAATAAGAGCAATAGACTCTAAAGAAGATGAAGAAATAAGAAAACAATGTACTTATAAGGCAAAAGTACCGGGTAAAAAAGGACAATTTATGCCTGAGTT